TGAACTTTATCGAGCGCGAATACCACGGTGCTGGTCCCGTTTTTGCTGAAACGCGTTGGACTATAGGTCAAGTAGCTACAGGCCTACAATCCCAGCCTAGTGACACAGGCAGCTATTTAGTTATTGGTTACAAAACTGGAGACGGCGCCACGAACCTGACGGGTTCTGATGCTATAATGACATTGTCTCCTAATGGTAATATTCAATTCACTAGTGGCGACATAACTGTCGGAGACACTGCAGGTAATAACGACTTTATTGTAAGCGGTTCTAAAGTAGGCATCGCCTTAGGCTCTAGTCTTCCTGAATATAACTTACATGTTAGTGGAACTACAAATTCAGTGGTCGCTAAATTCGAAGGAGATGTTATCGTAGGCGGTGATACTGCTAACAATGCTACATTGGTAGTGGATCATACAGGGACTATAGGTAATGTTAATAATCCTAAGTGGGAAAATTCCGCCATCTTAATAAGTGGAACTACTGCTTCACCTGCCAGCGGCGCCCAAGTAGGTATTGACAATAACCAAATTATCTTCTCAGGTGGTTTTGCCGAAGGCGTAGGCCCTTTCAATGCAAGTGTTTTCAATACGGCAGGAGCTTTAGATTTGGGAGCAAGCACTTATGCAGCTCCTTATACGAAACATACTAATATAAGAATTCGTGATAATGGCATCAACATGGGAGCGGCCACCGCTTTCTCAGGTTCTTATCCAGTTCATATCAGTGGAGGTCGTTCTGCTGGTGGCGTTAAGCTTAGAGCAGAAGGCGACATTTCGATTAGTGATTCATTGAAAGTTGGAGATGGCAATGCGGTTCCATATGGCAGTGCTATTATTGATTGTGAGTCTACAACTAAAGCATTCTTACCCCCTCGCATGACGGCTACTCAGCGAGATGCTATCAGCTCTCCTATTGCAGGAATGGTAATTTATAATACAGATGATAATGTATTAAACTTCCATAATGGAACTACATGGGGAGCGGTTTAATATAAAAAGCCTTGTCTTACATATTACCTTTTTTAGTTTTAGCGAGTGCGTTAAGCATCGCAGGAACTGCTGCTTACTTTAGTATTGTTGGTTTAACAGCTTTATTTCCTGGCGCCTTAGGTCCCATTATTGCTATGGGAACTGTTTTAGAATGCGGAAAACTAATTGCAGCCACATGGCTACATCATAATTGGCATAAATGCGCTCGCTTGATGCGTTATTACTTAACTTTTTCAGTGGGAGTACTGATGGGTATTACGAGCATTGGTATATTTGGCTTTTTAGCTAAGTCTCATCTGGAGCATCAAAAAGGAGCTTTAGAAGAAAAAGCTTTAATCGAACAATTAGATGAAAAAATTAAATTTGAACAATCTGCTATAGCTCAGTATAAGTCCAATATCGAAAAGTTAAACGCTCAAATTTCTTCATTTAGTAATTCTAGAGCCCAAGATATTACTACTGAACAACAATTGCTGGCCAACATATCTCAAAATCTAGAAAAATCCGTTCAATTAGAGCAAGAACGACTTAATTCTTTTAACGCGCGTTTTAAAGATTTAGAAGCGGAACGGTTGGCGATAGAAAATGGCAGCTCCTTTTCTAAACGTAGCAAGTTAGAAAAATTAGCTGAAGCCCAAGCGGCGGAACGCCAAGAGATTGCGGATGGAATAAAATTATCCAATAAAAAAATTGATCAACTACAATTAGAGGCTAATCAAGAAATAAAAAACCTACGAGCCAAGATAGATTCTTTGCGGCAAGAAGGTAGCAACAGCAAAGACAACACCCTGAGTGAGATTGATAAATATAATAGCCTTATATCTAGCAGTCAGTCTAAGATTGACTCTTTTAATACTGAAAAATTTAAATTTGGCGACAAATTAAGAGAGATTGAAATGGAAGTAGGCCCCGTAAAGTACGTAGCCGATCTTTTATCAGGGATAGCAGGAAAAGAAATTGCTGTAGATGGCGCAGTTAAAACTTTAATTATAACTATAATTTTTGTTTTTGACCCCTTAGCTGTATTATTGCTATTAGCTTCAACTTCTAATTTAAAATTTAAATTTCTCTCTCCCCATGAAAAACTTAAAGAGGTTGCAAAGTGGGGTTAGGCACCTAATCCCCTTCTTGGGATAACGAGAGGTATGGTAGATTTAAGTTCGATATAGCGTTTAAGTAATTTTTTATCGGCTTCGCTCATTTCATCTAGCTCTTTATTTATTTTCTTAAGCTCTTCGTCAGAAAACCTTTCTCCTTCAGGTTTTTTAAAAAAAATATAAGTTTTTCCAGGTTTTCTTATTATTTTAATAAAGGGCTCTTCTGTGTTTTCGTTTAATTTTGTAATTTGAGGGCGTACTGGGGTTGGTTGTTGATTTAAACATCCAGGAAAAAATATCATTAAGGCAATCATCAAAAATAATTTCCGCATATAAAGGTTTACACTTTACGTCTTGACTTTAGGGTAGAAATCGGGTAAAGTGGGGACTTATGAAATTCAATAAGAGGCATATTATACAAAAATTAGTAGATCTGCCCGACAAAGGTCGGAGGGCTTTTTGGCCTAAGCAAATGGCCATGTTGAATAAATTATTAGAAAAGTTCCCCAATGAAAAGTTTTGGCAAAAAGTAGATTTTGGCGAGAAATATCAAGGCATGGAGTACCTATTAAGCCCCTATGGATTAAAACTGGTTTCCAAAAAATATCTGGAATTTAATTATAAAATACCTCGCCCCCCAAAAGTTATTTTTAGTGACCAAAAAGTTGGCGAATCCGTTAATTTACCCCGTAAACCTAAAACTTTAAAAGATTTTTTAAATGATGACTAAAGAAGACTCTTCTACTCAACAAATCAAAAACTTTCTTGCTGACAAAGATAATAAAAAATATCATTACAATGACCATGAAGAAATTGATTATAAAATCAGTTCAGGCAGTCTAAACTTAGACTTAGCTCTCGGAGGAGGCCTTCCTGCAGGGGTTCATAGATTTACAGGAGTCAATGAAGGAGGAAAAACCTCTTGCGCCTTAGCTTTCGCTCGTAATTTTCAAGATTATTTTAAAAAAGAAGCCAAAGTTATTTATATAAAAAGTGAAGGTCGCTTAAGTCCTGAGATGATTAAAAGATCAGGCATTGACACATCAGAAGAAAAGTTTTTTAAATTTGACTGCAACGTATTCGAGAAAGTATTTGAGTTGGTGCGCTTATTAGTTAATGATAATGCTGATAATAAAAAATATTTATTTATAATTGATAGTGTTGATGCGCTTTGCCGTCAAAATGATTATGACAAACCTTTTGTTGATAGCGAACAAGTAGCAGGAGGAGCTTTAATCACTTCAGTCTTCTTGAAAAAAATGGTTCTGCCAATTATGAAGTTAAACCACATGATGATTTTAACTTCTCAAGTTAGAGTAGAGGTGGCCGCGAATCCTTATGCGGCCCGTGGTGGCCCGAAAACTAAACAAGCAGGCGGAAATGCAATTAAACACTATGCTAATTTTATTTTAGAGTTCCAAGAGCGTTATAATAGTGATATTATGTTTGAAAATCCTAGTGCTACCAAACTAGAAGACAAAGGAAACCCTGTCGGTCACTTTTGTAAGATTGTATTTCGGAAGAGTGTTAACGAAAAGACGGGTGCGGCGATTAGATATCCTATTAAATATGGTCGAATCAATGGTACCTCGGTTTGGCTTGAAAGAGAGTTAGTAGATTTAATGTATTTATGGGGCTTCATTGAGAAAAAAGGTGCATGGATTTCTTTTGACTCAGATCTTCTGCAGCAACTTTCTAAAGCTAAAGTAGAGTGTGTTGAAAAAATCCAAGGAGAGCCTAAGCTAATTGATTACCTTGAAAACAATATTGAATTACGAGATTTTTTAAGCAATCAACTTACTCAAGAAATATATGCGATATGAAGTTCAAAACTTTAACTGGCAGAGAGCGGAGTATTTTTAATTTAAAAAAATATCTCATCGACTGGGAAGCGTCCAGTAAAAGTAAGCGTCAGTTTGCGGTGAAAAAATATTTAGAAAAATACTGGGGCAAACAGATTGTTTTTGAAGAATTTCCCGTTGCAGGCACAAAATTATCTCTCGATTTTTTTAACGCAAGTAAAAGAATGGCTATTGAAGTACAAGGAGAACAACATACTAAATATGTTCCTTTTTTTCACGGCTCTAACAAAATAAACTATATAGCTCAACTAAAAAGAGACCAAGAAAAAAGTAAATTTTGTGAATTAAACAATATAGAGCTTATAGAAATTTATCCTAAAGACCCTCTAAATAAGGATTTTTTTAAATCTTATGGGGTAACCCTATAAAAAGTGTAATATTATATATGGACGATTTTGATATGAACCAACCGCCTAAGGACAATCCTTTTTTTATTCCTGAATCATTTTTAAATCAATTATTTGAATTAACTGGGTTAGCCGACTCTCACAAAGGATTTATTTTGGCGTATGTTACTGAGCATGGGACACCTTTAGTATTAACTAAAACAGATAGTCAGATTATAGAGCTAGGGTTACAAGAAGCACTTCAACAATATCTAGACGAGTCTACCCAAACAGAAGATATTCAATTTCCTCCTTTAGAATCTGAGGAGTAAAGCGTTTTTCAAGGTTACTCCTTGACAGTCTGCAGTTTATCTGCTATGATGCTGTGCAATGATATATTCTCGTGAATTAGAAAAAAACTTGCTTTCTGCATTACTGAAGTTTCCTGAGAAATACGTGGAAATAGCTTCATTTATACACGAAAATGACTTTTATACAGATGGTAGTATTGTTCACCAAACAATATTTAAAATTTTAAAACAGTCATTAGAAAAGGGCGAAAGCATTAACGATGTCGTACTAGCAGAAAGGGTAAAATCCTTCGTGTCTTCTTTTGAAGACAATATTAATATTACCGAATACATTAAAAGCCTTTCGTTAATAAAAGTCTCTGAAGATAATGTATTGACTATCGCTAAAGAATTAAAAAAGCACACGGTTAGGAGAGAAATACATAACTCCTCCCTTGAAGTCGCTAAAAAAATGAAGTCTATGTCGCGTTCGGCTTCTTTTGACGAAATTGTTGCCACTGCCGACAGCGCATATAATGACCAAGTAGACTTATATCACATCACGGATAATTCTCCCCAAAATATTTATGACAAAATGGAGGAAATGGTGGAGGATCGCGGTGAAAATCCTGATTTATACAAAGAGTCGGGTTTCATGGGGCCACACAAAAGGCTTAATGAAATGTACGGCTCGCTTTTGAGGCCAGGAAATATTTCGGTTGTAGTTGCACGATCTGGCGTCGGTAAGACTTCCTTTTGTTTAGATTTTTCTACAAAAGTTTCTTTAGCTTATGATAATGTCCCCGTTTTGCATTTTGATAATGGGGAAATGAGTGAAACGGAGATCATCATGCGTCAATGTGCGGCTTTATCAGGAGTTCCTATGAATTTTATTGAAAGCGGCAAGTGGAGGCAAAACGAAGAATTTGTTAAAAAAATTCGAGCTACTTGGCCGAAGATCAAGAGCATGAAGTTTTATTATTATAATGTTGCAGGGGTGACGGTGGACAGTATGCTTAACATTATTAGAAGGTTTTATTACTCTAAAGTCGGCAGAGGTAATAAAATGGTTTTTAGTTTTGACTATATCAAAACCACTTCCGTTAGCACTTCTCAACAAAGTTCTTGGGAAGCAGTAGGCGAAATGGTAAATAAGTTTAAGCAGTTAATACAAAAAGAAATTGTATTTAATGATGATCCTGTTATTTCCATGCTAACCAGCGTTCAAAGTAATCGTTACGGAATCACTAATAATCGCAACTCTGATGCTATTGTGGAAGATGAATCTATTGTAGGTCTCTCTGATCAAATTACTCAATATTCTTCCCATATGTTTATTTTGCGTCAAAAAACTTTGGATGAAATGCAATCTCATCCCCAAAACTTTGGTACTCATAAATTAACTTGTGTAAAATATCGCCATTTAGGGGAGGATGTACATCGCGCATTGCAACCTGTAGAATGGGCCGATGGCTCCAAAAAGAAAAATGGCATCTTTCTAGAATTTGATAATTTTGATATTACTGAAAAAGGTGATATGCAAGATTTAGCCAATGCGCTTTCTACTGATTTAGAATTATTAAGTGATGATGAAATTGATTTACTATGAGTCTAAATACTGCAGAAATAAAGGACATTCTTCAATCTTTAGGTTATCACTTATCAGATAAAGGTAATTTTTGGCAGACCAATGCGATTTTTAGAAATGGAGATAATAAAACCGCATTACAAATTTATAAAGATTCAGGGGTTTGGAGAGATTTTGTAACTCAAAGTAAGCCCATGCCGTTTAGAGCCTTGATAGAGGCGCATCTAGGAACTAATTCACCTAGTGAAATAAACAAATATTTAAAACCTGAAAAAAGAGGTTCATTTTATAAAATAACGGAACCAGACACCACAAATTCAAAAATCGAAATGGATGAAATATTTTCAGACGAGTATTTACACACCCTGCTTCCTCACTACAAATTTTATACCGAAAAAGGTATTTCTAAATCCATTTTACAGAAGTTAAAATGCGGTTTTGACACTAAAGGGCAAATGTACCAACGTTTCGTTTTCCCTATTTATGATGAAAATAAACGGATTCATGGGTTAGCGGGTCGTGACATGACCAATAAAGAAAATCGACCTAAATGGAAGCATATGGGCAAAAAAACTAAATGGATTTACCCCCTGCATACGTTGCCTGAAGTAGATCAACATATTGAGCACAATGGAGTTATTTTAGTTGAAAGCATTGGTGACCTTCTTGCCTTAATGGAAAATGGCTATAAAAATGTTTTAGTTACTTTTGGTTTAGATATCTCTCCTGCTTTAATTTGCGCTTTAGTTTCCTTATCTCCTTCTACTATTACTTTATCTCTTAATAATGATACCGAAAGTTCTGTTAATCGGGGACTCCTTGGATCGTGCAAGAATTATCTTAAATTACTTTCGTATTTTGATTTAGAAAAACTTAAGATTTGCCTTCCTACTAAAAATGATTTTGGAGAAATGGAGAAGTCAGATTTTTCCAAATGGAAAGAAAAGTCTGCACGATTAACCACTGAATATCAGCTTCCTCACTTAAAGAAATATATTACAGATTTTCATCGCCAAAAATTAATATCGAAATCTTTATATAAAAACATTAAATTTTTGGATTAACATGAATACCTTAAGTGCCAGCCGTATAAAGTTAGCCAAGCAGTGCAGTTGGCAATATTGGTGTCGTTATGTTTTAAAACTGCCTGACAAGGGCAATGATGGCTCAAGCAGAGGATGGATTGTCCACCTAGTGTTAGAACTTTTAGCACACCCCAAACGCCATAATTATTATAATAAAATTATTAAACTGGGTTCTGTTCTTGCCGATGCGCCTTTAAATAAATTAATCCTTTATCACGCAAAAAAGTTAAATGTCGCTGATGAAGAAAATTTAGCATTAATTGACGCTATGGCACTTAATGGTCTTACTTTTGATTTTTATGGAGACAGAAATAAGAAGCCTACAGAAGTTTTAACGGAGAAAAAATTTGATTTAACTATTAACGAAGGTGATTTAAATTATAAAGTTTTAGGCTTCATTGATAAGTTATTTTTATATGATGATGGCACTGCGCTAATTCGTGACTTTAAGACTAGTAAGCAGGTTTTTAAAGGGGGGGACATAACCGACAATCTTCAAGATTTAATTTACTGCCTTGCTACTAAAAAACTTTATCCCGAAGTAAAAACCGTTAATTGCGAGTTTTTATTTTTAAAATTTCCTTTAGAAATAGATATGGTTGGCCAACCGAGTAAAGGGGTTTGCCAAATGGAAGAAATTTCTAATGAAGAGCTTGATGGATTTGAGTATCAATTAACTGACGCGCAAAGATATTTAGACAACTTTACAGAAGTTACTGCTTTGAGCAATATGGCAGCAGTAAAAGGCTATCCTAAAGATGGAACCTTTGGAGGGCCTTTAGTGTGCGGCAGAGAAGGTTTTAAAAAAATCAGAGGAGAGGAGGTTTTGGACGCTGAAGGAAACCCTATACCCAGCTACATTTGCCCTTATCGTCAACCTCAAGATTATTATGTTCTTTTGAATAAAGATGGGAAAATTATAAAAAGCGCCTTTCAAGATTGTCGCGAAGATTTAGTTAGCGATGAAAGCAAAGGTGAGTCTGTAGAATTGAGGCATTATAAAGGATGCCCTCACTGGAATAAAGAAATAAAAGACGACTTTGACTTATAATAGTCTTGACATTTACTGCTTAATTATTGTATCATAGCAGAATGACAATTCCTTTATTTAAATCTCATTATAGCATCGGAAAGTCTATTTTAACCTTAGCTTCTCCTGAGAAGTCGAGTGAAGATGGTAAAGGATCCGACAGTATTTTTGATTTAGCTATTGAGGGTGGCCTAAAGGAGATATTTCTAATAGAAGATTCCCTAGTAGGCTTCCTTCAAGCGCAAAAAACCTGCGAGAAACTTGATTTAAATTTAAGATTTGGGTTGAGACTTAATATAGTAGACTCCTTGGAAGCGGAAGATCAAAGCTGCATGCATAAGATTGTAATTTTTGCACAAAACGCCGAAGGCTGTAAAATCTTAAACAAAATTTATAGCTTTGCCTTTACTGGAGGAGAAGGAAAGATTGATAATAAAAAATTGTTTGAATATTGGTGTGATGATTCGCTTAAACTAGCCATCCCTTTTTATGATTCTTTTATTTTTGAAAATTTATTTAAATTTTCCAGTTGTATACCTGATTTTTCTTTTACTGACCCCTTTTATTTTGTAGAAGATAACGGATTACCTTTTGATTCTGTCTTGCAAGAAAAAGTAAAGTTTTATTGCAAAACTCCCATCAAAACTAAAAGCATTTATTATAAGAATAAAAAAGATTTTGAGGCGTTTCAAACCTATAAGTGCTTATGCGCTCGCCAATTTTACAAAAAAGCCACACTAGAAAACCCCAATTTAGATCATTGTGGCTCCCCTGAGTTTAGCTTTGAGAGCTGGAGGGCAATAAATGAACGATAACCTTCTGAGATTTAATAATAAACAAAAGTATCTGCTTTTTGATTTTGAGACTTGCTCGCTTAATCTTGGCTCGCTGGACAATAAGCCGTGGCAATTAAGCTTTTTGTTAGCAGAGGGAAGCAACATCAAAGAAAAGAAAAATTATTATATTAATTGGGAAGAATTACCTATATCCGCAGACGCAAAGCGCATCACAAGGTTTAATGAAAAAAAATACCGTAAAGAAGCGGTAGACCCATTATTTGTATTGAAAGAATTTGAGCACTATCTTTATGATGAAGACTACATGGTAGTTGGCCATAATATTCTAGGTTTTGACGTTTATGTGCATGGCATCCTGCGTCGCTTATGTGGGCAACCAGTTGATTACAGTTATCTAGGGCGCTGTCTTGACACAAATTGCATAGCGCGGGCGATTAAAAATCAAATAAAATTTGACCCTGAAGACTCTTTTCTTTCGTGGCAATATAAATTACTGCATCATCGGGTTAAAGGTGTTAGGACTAGTATATTGCAATTATGTAAGGACTATGACTTAGATTTTGATGAGAAAAAACTACATGACGCCTTATATGACATTTCAATAAATTTTAAATTATTTACTAAGCAGCTATGGGAAACCCAAATATAAAAGATTTCACTTCGGGCTTTGAGGACTACTCAGATAGCGTAGTTGCGGGAGTATTATTGCCTGAAATCAATATTGCTTCACGTTTTTATAAAAAATTAGGAATCACGGAAGAATCTAGTAATTTAGAATTTTTAACTCAGCTGTGTCGAGACGGAATTAAAAAACATAAGATTAATCTGGCTGAGAATAAAGATAAATATTATGAGCGCGTAAAAATGGAGTTGTCCATTTTAGATGAATTAGGTTTTGTAGATTATATTCTGCTTAACTGGGACATCTTAAATTTTTGTCATGAAAATGATATTCCTACGGGCCCAGGAAGAGGTTCAGCCGCAGGGTCTTTAGTTTTATTTTTAATTGGCGTCACCCAAATTGACCCTGTAGAATATGATTTATTTTTTGAAAGATTTGTTTCCAAAAGTCGTGCTAGACAAATTGAAAAAGATGGGGTTGTTTATCTAGATGGCAGCCTGTTGGCTGATGTAGACAATGATATTGCTTACGAGCATAGACAAAAAGTAGTAGACTACATTGAAAAAAGTTACCCAAATAGAACTGCCAAAATTTTAACTCTTAATACCTTAAGTGGTAAATTATGCGTAAAAGAGTGTGGAAAACTTGCGGGGGCCTTGTCAGAGGCTGATGTTAATTTAATTAGCGACCTTATCCCTAAAGTATTTGGCAAAGTAATGCCTTTAAAAGAAGCGGTGGAAGAGAGTGAAAAATTAGCTGATTGGGCAACAGAAAACCCAAAAGTCTTTGCTATCGCTCGAAAACTTGAAGGTTTGAATAAAAACACAGGCGTTCATCCTTCAGGAATCGCTATATCTCGTCAAGTTATTACGGATATTTGCCCTGTTCAGCATACTAAAGACGGGGCCTTAGTAACTGGTTATGATATGAACTGGGTTGCAGAATTGATGGTAAAGTTTGATATTTTAGGTCTACGAACTTTGAGTGTTATCCAGAATACGTGTGACGCTTTAGGTATTGACTCAGCAGGAATACCCATCGATTCCGATCAGATCTACGATAATTTACAAGAATTAAGGTCTCCACGAGGCCTTTTTCAGATTGAGGCAGAAACTAATTTTAAAGTCTGTAAAAAAATATCTCCTCAAAATCTAGAAGAATTAAGTGCTGTGGTCGCTCTCGCACGGCCAGGAGCCTTAGACTTCCTTGATGATTATATTAAAAATCGAGAAAAAGAATCCGTTGCAGGCGTTCATGCTATTTTTAACGAAATATTAAGCTATACTGGAGGGATTCCGTTATATCAAGAACAACTAATGAAGATGGCGGTTGCAGTAGGGTTTAGCTTGGATGAAGCTGAACAACTTAGGCGCATTGTAGGTAAGAAAAAAATAGAAGAGATGCCGAAGTGGAAAAGTAAGATTGAGCAAAAAATTATTGAAAACAATTTACCACATGAAGTAGGCGATTTTCTCTGGAAAGTAGCTGAAGATAGTGCTAATTATTCCTTTAATAAAAGTCACTCCATTGCTTACGCTACTTTAGCGGCATGGACTACTTATTTAAAATTTAATTATCCCCAGCAATTCTTTTTGAGTTTGCTAAAGATGACTAAATTTGAGCCTGCTCCTCACGAAGAAATATCTGCTATTTCTAAAGAGCTGGCGTTTTTTGATATCAAACTATTACCCCCTGATATTGTTAAATCTAAAAGTGATTTTTCTCTTGAAGGTAAGGACATTCGTTTCGGCTTAAATAGCATCAAAGGGATCAGTGATAAATCTATGGACGCTTTAAATGCTTTTAGGCAAACGGAAATAAATAATAAATATGACATTTTCCTTGCGGCTAAGAGTTCGGGTTTAAATATCGGAGTTCTTTCCGCTTTTATACAGGCGGGAGCACTTTCCAGTTATAAAACCAATAGGTGTCGCCTAGTCCTTGAAGCGCAAGCATTTAATATTTTGACAGACAGGGAAAAAAGAAATTTTATGGAAATGGGAGAGAGATATAATTGGGATATCCTCAATAGCATTGTCGATTGCGTTAAGAATGAATCATTAGGTGATGATGGAAAAATTTTAATCAAAGCCTCTCGCTTTCAAACTTTTAAGAAAAAATACGACAAATATAAAGCGATTTATAATAAAAATAAAAAGCATGAAAAATTCGCTAACTGGTACTTCGAAAATCAATTATTGGGATACAGCTACAGCCAAAATTTAAGAGATGTATTTAGAGTGGGAGCAGGAGAGCTTTCTGACTCCTTAACCTTTGAAAGCTTAGAATTGCGTGAAAGTCGTAAATTCGTAGGCACCATTGAAGATATATTTAAGCGTCGAAGTCAAAATGGAAATGAATATATAAAATTGATGCTCTCAGATGAAAAAGGTACGATACCCTGTATGATGATAAACCGCAGGGTCAGAAGCAACAGAGGTTGGGTTCAAAAAAATTCGGTAGAAGAGTTTTTAGCTAAAAATGGGGGCCTCCCCGATAAAGGTAGTATAGCTGTTGTTTCAGGGGCTAAAGGCGAAGATATATTGTTTATAGACAGTCTTTCAATTATGGATGAAATCATCTATATGAAACTAAGTGATTTAAAATAAAGTGTAATTATTATACAACATGGAGCCAGATACCAAACCCAATTTTACTCCACGGGCGCAACAAGCCCTTCGTTTTTCTAAAGATTTGGCCCGCTCTGCGGGGGAAAACACGGTACTTGCAGAACATCTTTTAGTTTCTCTTTTGTCGCAAAGCGGAGGGATTCTTTACGAGATAATTAGCTTATTGAGTTTTGACGCCAAGGCCTTAAAAAGCACGCTCTTAAAAAACTTGGATAAAAAAAAATTAAAACCTGCTGATACGTGTTTTTTTGATCCCGAAGTAGAGGGTATTATTAGATTGGCTCAAGACAGCTCTATCCAATTTGATCACAATTATGTCGGGGTAGAGCATCTTTTTCTTGGCGTAGTTAACCTCAAAAAGAAATCTTTGTTGAAAACATTTTTAGACTTAGATTTAGATTTAAAAGCCATCGCTACCAAAATAAAACTTTATTTTACCGATGCTACCCAATTTACTGAATATGAAGAAGTACATGAAAACCCCGCATCACTTCCTACTGTTCCCAAGAGTAAAGAGCATCTAGAAAAATATGGGGTAAATTATAATGCCTTAGCTCTTCAAGGTAAATTTTCCAAATTAATACTTAGAGAGACTGAGATTTCTAAATTATGTGAAGTTTTATGTTGTAAGACTAAAAATAGCCCTCTACTTTTAGGTGATCCAGGAGTGGGGAAAACCGCTTTAATTGAAGGGCTTGCCCAACGTATAGTTGCTGGTAGTGCCCCTGATTTTTTACTTCCCGCTATGATTTATGGAATTGATTTATCGGCGATGGTAGCGGGAACCAAATATAGAGGGCAATTTGAAGAAAGGCTAAAAGGTTTAATAAAAGAAGTTAAATCGGATCCCAATATTATACTTTTTATTGATGAGCTTCATATTTTAGTAGGAGCTGGAAGTGCCGAAGGAAGCATGGATGCCGCTAATATTTTAAAACCCATGTTGGCTCGAGGTGAAGTTAGATGTATTGGTGCCACTACATTTAAGGAATACAAAAAAAATATAGAAAAAGATGGAGCGTTATCTCGTCGCTTTAAGCCCATTACAGTTGAAGAGCCTTCTCCTGCTGATGCTTTAAAAATACTTCAAGGCGTTGCCCCTTCTTACGAAAAATTTCATTCAGTTAAGTTTAAGTCGCCTATTTTACAAAAAATTGTTGATTTATCTGTGCGGTATATTAAAGAAAGCGCGCTTCCCGATAAAGCTTTAGATATATTAGATCAGGCCGCTGCAAAATGTAAAATTGAAAATTTTCAACGACCTCCTAGTGCTCAGGACGTAGAGCGCAAGATAGATATATTAATGAATAAACCTGACTCTCCTGAAGCAGATAAAATCATGGAGAATATAGATGATTTGTTTGAGGAATATAAATCCATCTTAAATGACTGGAGCGCAGAAATAGAACTCAAAGAAGTAGCGGTAGAAGAGCGTCATATTTGCGAAGTAATTGCTGAAAAAACAGGTGTCCCCGTCGGACAGCTAAGTAAAAGCGAAAAAGATAAACTAATTAACCTGCCTCAAATTATTACTAAGCGTGTTATAGGCCAAGACCATGCTGTCGAGCCCTTGGCGGACACAATGTTGCGCAATTCCATACGCTTAACTAAGGAGCGTCGGCCCTTGGGGTCATTTTTGTTTCTTGGCCCAACAGGAGTGGGAAAAACTTATTTAGCTAAAGTTTTAGCTAAAGAAATGTTTGGCGACGAAAAGAATCTTATTCACATTGACATGTCGGAATATTCGGAAAAAATTAATGCGTCCCGTTTAACAGGAGCCGCTCCAGGATATGTGGGCTTTGATGAGGCAGGACAATTAACCGAGCAAGTTCGCAAAAAGCCTTATTCCGTAATTTTGTTTGATGAAATTGAAAAGGCTCACCCTGATATAATTTTGCTTTTATTACAAATATTAGAAGAAGGGCGTTTAACTGATAATGTCGGTAAGGCCGCAAGTTTTGAAAACTGCATCATTATCGCTACGGGTAATTTTGGAAGTGAATTACTTTCTAAAAAAACAATGACTTTCGGTAGTGCCACCGAAGAAGCGCGTGACCCCGAAGACCTTAAAGATGAAATAACAGAAGCTGCTAAGAAATTTTTTAAGCCTGAATTTGTAAATCGTTTAGATGAAATAATTTTATTTAAAAACCATTCTTTAGATACTCTAAAAAAGATTTGTAAAATTGAACTTCAGCCACTTCACAAAAGTCTGCAAGCTCGAGGAATTAAATTTAAAGTATCTCCTTCTGCGATAAATTTATTAGCTCAAGAAACGGAGGAACAAAAATTCGGATGCCGTCCTTTAAAAAAGATTATTCGCGACCAAATTGAAACTCCCATCGCTAAATTAATTTTAACCGACTCGCCTTCCTCTATACAAGTTTCCTCTAAAAATAAAAAAATAAATATAAAATCATAGTGCAGTACATTTACCTTTTAGCAGGGGTGCTGGTGGGATTATATATCTGGAGGCTTCAGAAGCTTTTAAAAATTAAAAATGCAGCATACAAGAAGCTGTATTCTCAGAAGAAACAAAGCGAGGTCCGAACAGGACAAATAGCGGAACATTTTGCGCCCTTACTGGAAGACTTCAAGTATGATCGTAAGCAAGCGAGATTTTTAGCAAGCCCCATAGACTTTATTATTTTTGAAGAAAAAGAAGTCATTTTTATGGAAATTAAAACTGGGAATAGCCAGTTAAATGCCAACCAAAGAAGGATTAAAAAGTTAATAGAGGAAAAAAAAGTAAAATGGGAAGTAATGAGAATAAAGTGATGCGGACAAATATTAAAGACGGCCTAACTACTTGCGAGAAAGGAGATATAGGAGTCTTGATGGTTTCAGCTGATTTAATTAAACAAGGGGTATCGGTATTTAATCCCTGTACTGAATCGGCGGCTTATGACATAATAGCTAAATACGAGGGGCAATACTACGAAATTCAAGTGAAATACAGAGCTACCGATAACTCTGGCTGTAGGAGTGGTGTAATTCAACTATCCCCTCGCAGGGTTAACATAAAATCTAAAGGGGACGTACTTCAAAATAATTATGTAGTAAATAAACAATTTGATATTTTAGCTGTTTATTGTCCTGAGCTACCCAAAGGGGAAGATGTTGCTTATGTCCGCCCTGATGAATATGGAGAAAGCTTATCGCTGAGAATTACTCCTCCCATCCGCAACATTAAGACAATGAATAATAAAAAAATTCTTTTTTTTAAAGATTTCTTAAGATTCGATAGGTTATTCGAGGAGTCCCATAAAGAATCAAAAGAAAGGCTAACACGGCTTAACAGATTAGGCCAAGAAGTTAAATGGACAATAACTCCCTTTAATGTTTTTTCTAAACGCGAAGGAAAGCAAGTTAAAAAATTCAGGGTGGTATCGGGCATTAAAAAAGGAATTAAAAGCGAGAGAATAGACAGGCAACTATGCTCTTACAAGGAAGCTCTTAACTTCATTAATCAGTGGGAGAAGGCAGAAGCTGCGCTAAGGCTAAGAAATACTTGACTTTTCTCCTCCCCTTTGGTAACATGGGAAAATAATGAATTTATTAGATAAAACAAAAACCTACCTTGTAGGCCACATGCAATATCTCAGTGGTCGCAACTGGAGAGAAGAAGTCGCTGAAAAACTGACGCCTCTGGGAATTACTTGCTTTGATCCTTACAAAAAACCTTTTATTAAAGACGTGGAAGAAGACGAGGCGACTCGTCAACAAATGGATGTTTGGATGAAAACCAAACAATATGATAGAGTTACTGATAGAATGAAAACTATTAGAGCTTATGATCTTAATTTGGTAGATCGTTCAGATTTCATCATTGCCCATCTGGTTCCTGATGTAGCTAGTTGGGGAAGTGCAGAAGAAATTGTTACTGCGGTGAGAATGAAAAAACCTGTTTTTGTAAGTATGGAAGGGGGCAAATCTAAAACTCCATTATGGATGCTAGGTATGTTTCCCCATAAATACATTTATAATTCTTTGGAAGAAATATTAAATATGCTTTATGCTATTGATGATGGGAGCAAAGAAATAGATTCAGATCGTTGGAGATTACTAAGAAAGGAATTTAGATAATGAAAGCTTTAAAATATTCCGATATTACTTTAATGCCTAAATATTCTACTTTAGGATCTCGTTCTTACGCAGATACTAGCGTAGAATTTGGAGGTAGAAAATTTAAATTGCCTGTAGTTCCCGCAAACATGAAGGCGGTTATTGACCTAAATCGAGCGAGGCAACTTAGCGATGACAATTATTTTTATATAATGCATCGTTTTGATATGGATCCCGTTTCTTTTTGTAGCGAAGCGAGGACTTTGAAAACCATTTCCATTAGCGTAGGCGTTAAACAAAAAGATCAGGAACACATTGTTCAATTAGCCAATAGTGGACTAAGAGTAGATTTTATTACAATTGATATTGCCCATGGGCATTCTATCCTTATGAAGGAAATGATTGCTCACATAAAAAGGCATTTGCCCCATGTATTTATTATTGCAGGCAATGTAGCGACAAGGGATGCAATTATTGATTTAGAAGATTGGGGCGCAAATTGTATTAAAGTAGGTATTGGCCAAGGTTTAGCTTGCATCACTAAAGACAAAACAGGTTTTACTTACCCTATGTTTTCTTCCATGCTGGAATGTTCGGCTGTGGCCGCAGTCCCCCTGATAGCCGATGGCGGGGTTAAAGCTAATGGGGATATTGCAAAAGCTATTAGAGCAGGAGCCACCCTAGTTATGGCAGGCTCAATTTTCAGCCAATGCACCGATAGCCCTGCTCCCACTATACCCCGCGACCATAAAATTTATAAACAATACTTTGGTTCAGCAAGTGAAAGGAACAAGGGGAGCAAAGACCACGTCGAAGGTGTAGTACGAGAGGTTGAAAGTAATGGCATGAGATATAAAGAAAAGTATAAAGAAATTACCCAAGACCTACAATCCTCCATTTCTTATGCGGGAGGAAATATAAAAGATTTATTGCATGTAGACTATAGAGAAATTTAATTTAACTATTATAATAAAAGTATTATGACTGACTCAGAACTAAAAAATATCTTAATCGGCAGGGCTATCAACAATATTCCTTTTCATCAAACTGTAGAATTAATCCGTAACTTCTCTGAAACAGTAGTTGATGCGGAACTCGAAAAGCTAACTGAAGAGCAAAAAGAAGAGCTTAAGGCTACTCTTACTCCTCCACAAGCTTCTTCCGAAGAAACGCCTTCTGAAGAAAACGAGTAAATTTTGGGGGCGTAATGGATTCGACTCATGTTGGATACTTTTGCCGCAAGCAGGAGTGGGCTGGCTCCTTAAAAAGCCCGTGGTTTATAAGTGCCAAAACTCAACTTATACAAGGTCTTCTTGACCGCTTTAATCCTGCCAAGAAGGTTGCTTCTAGCAAGATTATCGCTCGTAAGAGCGTTGCGCGTCAGCTGGCTGTTGCAGCATAAGCTGCCCCTTTTCTTTTTGGACGCAGATAAAATTAGAAGAGGACGACATCTGCACAAACAGAAACAGTTTACTTGTATCATAAACTGTAAATAAATGAAACAAGAAGTTGGATGTTAATATCATAACTTTAAAAAAAATTAACTAAGCTTGTAGAAACAGAAGATTGAAGACGATGAGGACGCGGGTTCGACTCCCGCCGCCTCCACCAATTTTGGCATATAAATACCTCATGAAAGAAATAGTCTCCAACTATGAAACTCACAGGTCTAATATAACATCTTTTTTGAATAAATTATGCCCGCATGGAATAGGTGCGGAGATCGGAGTAAAGAAAGGGGAATTTTCCAAGATTTTACTAGAAGGCTGGCAGGGCTCCAAGCTATACTTAATTGACCCATGGGAAGAGCAAGACAAATTCGTTTACGATGAAAACATTCACGACCATCAGTCGGACTACAACAATACAATAGAAAACCTAAAAGGCTTCACTTCTAGATTCGAAATCATTAGGGAATATTCTCATAATGCGCATTCTCATTTTGCAAAAAATTCTTTAGACTTTGTGTATATAGACGGTAATCATACCTATAATTCGGTCAAGTTAGATCTAGAATTATTTTACCCCAAGCTAAAATATGGCGGTATCATGATGGGAGATGACTACCACGTAAAAGATGTTGAAAAAGTTTTCGGCTTTACCTTTGGGGTAAAAAAAGCCGTTGACGAATTTTGTTTGGCGCATAAACATAACTTATCATTAAACTATTACGGGGACTGGTGCTACCAGACAAGCGCTACGGAAAAAATGCCATGCCGAAACTGGATGTTTATTAAATAAGGCAAAGATGGCACAATGGACTTCTTAGCGAAATCTCCTCCTCTATTTTTTCTTGACAAATTTTTTTTCCTATAGTATAATGGCAATATGAACAAGTATATAATAAGTGGATGTCCACGAAGTGGTACGGGATTCGCCTCCAAATTCTTCAACATAGGTCATGAAAATATAAATAAAAACGGAATATCAAGTTGGTGTCTAATTAATAACCCGCCATTATATGGACCTACGATGGAAGAAGTTAAAAATAAATTCCCGTCAATACCTATTTTTCATCAAATTAGGAGGCCAATAGATACTATATCTTCTTTTACGGCCATGAGTGATAAAGCATGGACATACTTTTATAAAGTTCTTAATTTAAATCCTTTAGATTCTAAAATAAAAAATGGTATGAAGATATATTATCATTGGAACCTTAGGGCGAAAGAAATTTCTGAATTCACATATAAGTTAGAAGAAATTGAGCAAACTTTCCCAAACATAAAACCATACTCAAATAAAAAAGAAAATAGTCGTAAACATATATTGTATGCCGAAAATGATTTTTTAAATGCCGATAAAATATTATGGGGCAAAATACAAGACTTATACGAGTTGATTGATTAAATACTTTTCATTTACTATAGTATAGTTTATGGAAGACTCCTCCTCTATTTTTTCTTGACAAATTTTTTTTCTATAGTACAATAGCGGAATGTTAGATGCAATATTTCTCCTTACCTGCACACTGCTTTACTATTTTTTTATTTTAAAACCTGCATGATAACCTTGGTAACAATTGGTCATTTAAAGTATAACCCTCGATTCGGGGAGGACACCGAAAAGATGATTGACGATTTGCGCCAAAAGTATATTGACATATATGGCAAAGAGTCTTATGCTCGTAGCGCCATTATTGTTGTGGCGGAAGCTAATTTTTTTCATATCATAAAAAACATTTACAACCTCCCCAACACGTATGAATTCACCGACAACCTTCAAGACTTTTTATTAGAAAATTTAGACTTATGAAAGAAAAATATATTCAAGGAATCTATAATGAATATGCTGGCTTGCTTGACCAGCGTCGCGCCGACCTAGAGGTACTAGTAAGTATGCCCGTAGGAATTGGAGATCATGGCAATTTATCTGCGGAGATCAAAAAAACTTTGGAAGAAGTTGATAAATATTCTTCGTTAGTGGAGACTATGAAAACTTTGTTTGGATCTACGGGCCAGCCTGAGACGCCAGCAGCCCCTGAAGAATAAAATTTAAATTACCTGCATGAATACATGGAACAGTAATATTACCTTTTTTCATGCGGATAGAAAAGTAATTTTCTGAAAAAGGATCGATTATATCTTCAATAAAATCAAACGCTCCTTTCTCAGTAAGCCATTTCCAATAAAAGTCTTTTATTTCAGGATCCGCTTCTAAGACAACTCTTCTTTTAATAAAGCAATTAGCATAAAGTGTCACATCACGAAAACAAGCTAAAGAGCTAGGCGGTTCACTTAGTGTGGCATCAATAATTATCGGCATATCTAATATTACACATGATTCATCACGCTCATAAATGCATTTTTATTCATATCCCGAAAACAGCGGGAACTACTATCGAAACGGCCTTAACGGGTATTGATTGGCATTTTGTCAATTTGGGCATTGAAAAGCATTGCACATTAGATGAATTGGACACATTTCCTTACATGGGTAAGGATGCAGGCAAAGACGCAGGGAAAATTTATCCTAAATATCGCTTTCACCCTCCTGAAGAGAAAAAACAAGTAGAAGTGGCCTCTCGCAGGTTGTTCCCTTCAGAAGCATTAGAAACTTATTTTAAATTTACCTTCGTGCGTAATCCGTTTGAGTGGGTTGTCAGCACCTTTTTCTGGTCAGATGCTTTAAAGAAAAAATACAAAGAGGATTTTAATTTTTTTGTTCAGAAACATTTAGCACAAGATAAAAATCATTTCCATTTTGATTCTCAATATAGATATACCCTCCATAAGGGCGTTCAAGCAATGGATTTTATTGGAAAATTTGAAAATTTTCAGCAAGACTTTTCAACAGTTATGAGGAATCTAGGGCTACCTGACGACACAAAGCCTTTGCATTTAAATAAAAATAAAAGTCGCCCTCAAGTAAAATATCAAGACATTTACGATAAAAAGTCTATGGATATTGTTTACCGCAAATATAAGTTAGATTTTAAAAAGTTTAATTACGAATATGGCCAATAATACCAGAGGGGTAATATATTGCTCTACAGGCCCATGCCCTTACTTCAGTAAGCAAGCTTCGTATTCTCTTTATGCGGACAGAAGCGCGGGGTCACTTAAAAAATTTCTTCCCGATATTGATATAACTTTATTTAGTGATACCTTAGAGCATCCGCCGTTAAAAAATATTTCTAAGATTAAATTATTACCTGACTTCCCCAAAAAAGGTGCATTTTTTAGTAAAATTAGATCATTACAGAATTCACCTTATGAAAAAACTTTATATTTAGATTCCGACACCATGATTCTTGATAACAGGGTGGAACTTATCTTTGATATGTTAGAAAAATTTGATATTTTGGGTATACATGGGCCAGTTAGGGTTTCAAATATTGTCCCTCCTAAGTATTCACATATTCCTCTGGCTTTTCCTGAAGTTAATGGCGGCGTAATCGCTTTTAAAAATAATGAGAGGACTCAGCAAGTTTGGGATAAATGGTTTGATCTTTATTATGAAGATATGGTAAAAAAAGAAGCGGGTAATGATCAATTATCATTGCGTTGCGTTTTATGGGAGACTAATTTGCGCTTGGGTATTTTACCTGATGAATACAATTATAGAGCCAAAAATCCTGTTGTAAATGAAAAATTTCCTAATAAAAATACAGTAATCCATCATTCCCGAGCAGGATATCCTGAAATAAAAGCTTGACTTTATTTAAAAATATAGTAGAGTATCCCTCAACAATGAATCAACGTTTTTCAAAAAAGCTCCGTGAAATTATAAATCCTCAAGATGAGGTAAGTAACAGAGCGTACCGCCGAGCCAAAAAAGCTTTTAAAAAAATTAAAAGCCCACAAGCTCAACAAGATTTTATCAACGAACTTCAAAACCTATACAACCTCAAATAAAATAAATATGAGCGAAGAACAAACAAATGATAGCAAATGGCGCCAGCGTGAGCTTGGAGCCTTATGGAAGCGCCAAGGGCGCAATCAAAACTACCTCACAGGAACCTTGCGGATTGGTGAATTTGGGGTTGAAAAAGAAGTAAAGATCGTAATCTTTACTAATAAGAACAAGGCTAAAAATGAACGTGCGCCTGATTTTATAGTTTATGAATCAGAAGCTCCACAGTCAAATTCAGCCGAAAAAGCTCCTGTGGCGACCGCTTCTGAAGAAGTTAATGAAGAAGTACCTGATTTGTTAGTGTAAAATATAATCTATGAATTTAGATTACGCATTGGTCACTTCGGCATCACTTCCTAACCAAGTTAAGGAGAGTGTGAATTATGTTTCTTTAGATAAAGCGCAATGGCTTGATCTTATTGATTATTCCGAACAAATGGCTTCAGAAGACCCCGAACAGCGCATATTATTTTTAATTTGCGCTAGGGGAACTTCTGAACAAGAAGAGGCGGATAGATTAAGGCGAGAAGAATTAGCTCAAATGGAATCCGACACGAAAGAAAAGCTTGAAGAAGCTGAAAGATTAAAACGACAAAGAGAACAAGAAGAAGCTGAACGTAATAGTCGCCGTGCGGAACTTCGCAAGAAATCTAAATCTATATTTAACGCCCTTTATGGGAAATAATAACACAGAAAAACTCACTCAAGCTTTAGCTTTTTTAAAGCAATATTGTGAGAATAATGGTGTTGAGTTTTACAGTCGTATACCTTCAATACCAACTTCTTCTCAAGTTTTTATTGTGGGTACTGACGCAGGAAGTTATGGCAGTATAGGCGTGGCTAATGCAAAGGTAAGATGTTTTTATATCGATCAAAAAAAATATAAATGGGCAGAGCTGGAAGGGTTCACTGAGGACCAAATATATTCTTTATTTGAAGACGAATTACTTAAAGAAGCCTCATTAGAAGAATTTGCATCTCTATTAATTAAGGGGGCATGAAAGATGACTTGCCATCTGAAACTTTATGCGATGGTTTGTGTAAAACGATGCTCTACAATGACTGTGTTGATTTAGAAGAAATACAAATTCAACTGCAAAAACATCAAGAAGCGATATCTTTATTAGTCAACTCTATCGTAGAACTTAAAAATGAAAGCCGATCTAAAAGTCCTAAAGACCAATCTAGAGATAATTAATAATTGTGAATTAAGGGATGCCTCGATTCGCCATGTTGAATTTGATAAAATTACTGTCTCTCACCCCCATTTAGATTTTGAAGTATTTCACAGAAATATAGTTTTTGAAGAAAATTTTATTAGAATAAGCGGTTTTATCCTGATCAATGGCGTGATGGGCAAAGCTGAATTTACCCTGTCTCATAAAAATGATTAACAAGAATAAAAGAAATGCCAATAAGTCCAAAGGCCCGTGGGGAATGCACGAATTTGATTTTACCTATCGCAAAAAAGGCGACACAGTAAAGCGAAATAGATTTATTCAAGCTCCTTGCGAGGACTCCGCAAAAGAACAGTTTACTTATATTATGAATAAAGCGGGGACAGAAGTAGAAATTTTGGACATCAAATGTCCTGACAACAACTAAATATATATGAAGACTAAAACTAAACTCATCATAGGTATTGTCGTCGCTGCATGTGTCGGCCTATTTGCCTATAATAAAGTAAACGCAGAAGAAGTGTCTGGCAGCTTTTCTTTGGGTCACGATTCCGATATCGGGTTCAGAGGAGTAGCAGGTAACACTTCTGCTATTCAAGGTTCTATGGGACTAGGTGTCGATGTGTTTGGCATTGATTTTTCTGTAGGTGCCTTTACTAATATTAAACAAGACTACGAGAACGAAACTCAATTGTCCTTAGAAACTAGTGTTTCTTTATTGGATAACATTGAAACGGCTGTCGGCATCATTACTTATGACGATAATCACGTTGTGGGTGATGCTACCGAACTTTATGTTGATCTAGGTGCGGAGTTTATTCTTTCTCCATCTGTACGTATTTACTATAATACTTCAGAAGCTGTCGCTACTTACGAAGGCCGTGTTTCACAAGGTCTTAATATTGGGGAACAAATTGGTATTGAAGCCATTGGAACCCTTGGTAATACTTCTATTGCTGACCAACGTGCGACTTATTATAGCTTAGAAGCAGTAGGAACTTACCAGCTTCAAGAAAATACTGACTTGTTTGTTGGTATTGATTATACTGAGTTACAAGATGTAAATTTAGAGGCTCCTGACGTCGCTGTAACAGTAGGTATTACTCATAGTTTCTAAAATCATTTTGGTTTTATATTGACAATCACAAGGGGTGCTGGTATGATTCCAGCACCCCTTTAAAATAAATAGTTATGAATTTTTTAACAGCAAGTGTAAATCATATATGTCACAGGGTATTTCCATTTTTAATTATTACATATCTTCTTCATTGTACAATTGGCCTTTCATCATGGCCCCCGTATATAATTTTAGCATTATTAATTTTTAGTGAACGATATAATTATAAAATTGGTTATCATGCGTGCCTTGTAAAAAACATATTAACGCCTGCGAGTATTTTACAACAACAAATAGAAAATGAAACAGAGTCAGAAGTGGAAGAATAAACTCAAAAGAAAATTATTATATAATAAATATCCTCCTAAGCCAAAGCAAAAAAGTGAAGACTAAAATATGGCTTATGTTAATCAGAGGGATGAAGGAGGAAAGTGTTCGAAAATAGGCGAGAACGCCGAAACTGTTTTTAGTAGGTTAGCAAAAAATAAAGGCTACAAAGTTACACCTGCGACCAGAGAAGAAAATATACATAAACATATTGATTTCTTTATTGAGAATATAAAATTATCGGAATCTTTAAAAATAGATGTTAAAGCCCGAAAGAAAAACAAGCGAAAAGATTCTGATTTCAATGATGATTGGTTGTGGTTAGAATTTAAAAATGTTCAAGGCAAAGATGGATGGCTTAAAGGCGAGGCCACTCATATTGCGTTTGAACGAGAAAATGAATTCGCCCTCGTGCCTCGTGCCGAACTTCTTGAGTGGGCTAAGAAAAAAATAGCTGCAAATAATGGAGGGCGTCTAACTATAAAAGCTAAAGTTTCAAGTGCTTCCCAAGCCAAATATAAATTATATACTCGCTGGAGAAGAGAAGATTTATTGACACAAGTAGCTTATAATGATATTATTAAAGAAATAGAAAATGTTTTAATCTGGACTAAATAAATATGAATCTACCTACCAAACATAAAAATAAAAAAATAAATCCCAAAGGTTGGGGCAACGAAAAAGTAATTCATAACAATGAAAGGTATTGCGTAAAGATTTTGTCTCTAAATGAAGCTGGAAGATGTAGCTTGCATTACCACAAGCGCAAAGAAGAAAGCTTTTTAGTATTGTCGGGTAAAGTAGAGGTGGATTTTGTAGTAGATGGGAAAGAGACCATTATGATTCTAGAAGAAGGTGAATCCGTAGATATCCCTCCTTATGTTGCCCATCGTTTCAAAGCTTTAGAGTCTTCTGAATTATTAGAAGCGAGTAGTCAGGATTTAGAAGAAGATGATTTAATTAGAATAGAAGCTGGCGACACGCAAACTCTTAAACGTCAGCTTCCTATTGGTAACCGTGAATTCACAAAATGGGAAGAAAAATGCAAATCAATAATAGGAAATTAATTTTACTTTTAATTGCGTCTCAAGTATATTCTTTTTTAAAAATAAAAGAACTTCAGGAAACAGACCACACTCTTTTGTCTGCCGATAAA